TGTTAGTTCAATAAGTTGCAACAATGATGCAGAACTAGGAAAGATTATAGCAGAAGCTTATACTAAAGTAGGTAAAGACGGTGTGGTGTTAATGGAAGAGTCTCCAACTGAAGAGACATATGTTGAAGTCGTAGATGGTGTACAAATAGACTCAGGACTCACATCTCCACATTTTATTACTGATAAAGACAAGCAGGTTGCAGAGCTTGATAATCCATTAGTTTTGATCGTATCTTCAGAAATACCTAACATACGTAAGATACAAAAAGTATTAGAGCATGTAATTAAGAATAAGCGTCCGCTTTTAATAGTTGCTCCAGTTGACCAGCAAGTTAAAGCTGCCTTATGTATGAACAAAGTAAAAGGTAATATAAAGGTAAATATAGTTGACTTACCAGGCTTTGGTCCTACTAAAGAAGATACAGTAGCTGATTTAGCTTTTTTAGTTGGAGCTAAAGTTATAAACGAAGAGCTTGGCGATGATTTAGATTTAATAGATGTTGATTGTTTAGGTGAAGCTTATACATCTATAACAGATGATAAAAACACCGTGTTAACTATAGATACTCCAGAAGAAGAAATGGAAGAAAGAATAGAGAGTATTAATAAAACTATAGACAAGTGGGAGAAAAACCCATTTATACAAAAGAAACATCGACAAAGATTAGCAATGTTATCAGGTAGCGTAGGTATGGTAAAAGTAGGTGCTAACTCTAAAGTTGAAATGAAAGAAAAGAAAGATAGAGTAGAAGATGCGATATATGCTACAAAGGCAGCTCTGAAAGAAGGTATTGTACCAGGTGGAGGTGTTGCACTATTAAACGCTTCGCAAGAAATAACTACCGATACGGTAGGTGAAAAGATACTACTCAAAGCTATAACGGCTCCTTTCCACACTATACTAGCTAATGCTGGTTTGGAACAAGTTGGACCAAGACCTACTAAAGGTTTAGGTGTAGATGTAGTAACAGGAGAAGAAGTTGATATGATTAATAAAGGCATTATAGATCCAGTGCTTGTAACTAAATCTGCTCTTAAAAATGCAGTGAGTGTAGTATCAACGATTATATCTGCAGATTGTGTAATTTCAAACATGAGGATGAATGAAAGCAATTAACAGGTATATAATAGTAAATAAAATAAAGACAGAACCTAAAAAGGTTGCTGGTCTTATAATGACAGATGATACCGATGTTGACAATAGGTATTTAAAAGCAAAAATAATATCGTGTGGTAATTTAGTTGAAGGACTAAAAGATGGTGACACGATATATTACGATAAACATGCTGGACACGACATATCATGGAAAGATGCTCTTTATAGGGTTATTCAAGACAGAGATGTTGTTCTAGTAGATTAAGCCCAAACCAAAGCCCATAAACTAAAACCCAACAAACAACAAACAAATTATTAATTAAAAAAACAAACAAATGAAAAGATACTTAATCTTTAATGAGCAAGCTACTGCTGCTTCAGTTGGTGACGCTGCTCATGACACTGCTTGCTGGCCTTTAGATAGGTTTTTAGGATTTACAAACCTAACAGGTCACGCTACAAACCAAGATCTTGAGATGAACTTTAGAAGTTTGTCCGAGCCTGACAATCCAGCTGCCGCTGATAAAGTTACATTTAGAATAACTGATAACAAGCATATGGAAGTTATGAAAGCTATTGTAAGAAAAATTAACTCTCATCCAAACTCAGATGGTGCAATTGTTATATATGATGCAGCAGCAGGTATTGAGCCTGATTTACCATCTGGTGTTGAAATCGAAGCTTTCTCAATAACAGTTGAAGACGCGTCGTAAATAAATTAATTATTAACTTAAAAAAACAAAAAAAATGGAAAAATTTGTTCTAGTAAATGAGCAAGCAACAACAGCTTCAATAGGTGATACTGCTCATGATGTTGCAGGTTGGCCAGTTAGTAATTTTTTAGGATTTACTGACGAAACAACTGATTCGACAAAATTAACTTTAATGTTTAAACCAATGGAAGAGTCTATAGGCTCTGATCCAGACGGTTGTGACAATGTAGTTTTAACTATTACTGATAACGCACAAGTTACAGTTATGAAAGAAATTATTCAAAAATTTAACAGTTCTAGAGCTACTGAAGACGGGGTTATTGTCTTAGGTGATGCTGCAACTGGAGAGTTTTTAAGCTCTAACATAACAGGTGTTGCGGTTACAATTCAAACAGCTGCTTAATAACAGTTGAGATTAACAGCGCAAGATCTGCGTGATATGAATATCCTTAAGTATTACAGGCTCACTAGAAAGTGGGTCTGTAAAACTTACGGGTTAAAAGACGCGGATTTAGAATTATTAATTTATTTAGATTGTAAAGGAAGATTTACACGAAACGATTTTATGATAAGTAGGATATATAGAATCCTATTAGGTGAGGAAGACTTACCCACTTCAGAGCGAAGTGTATTTTATAAAAATAAATCATATACAGATAAAGTTTATAATAAAGCTATAGATGATATGATAAAAGACAAAGATAGATAATGGGATTTAAACTAGGTAAAGAAAGAGGTAATTATGCTTCAGGTGGTGTGATTAAAAACAAAATGCGTTTTGGTCAAAAAGCCGGTAGCGATGGCTCTGTACCTGGTACACCTGTTATTAGAGTGCCATTAGATGAAGGGATTATGGGTGAGGCTAATATGGATGGTAGTATATATGTTAATGAAAATATAATACCTGGTAGCTATGAAGATAAGCAAGTTATAAATCATGAGATGAGACACTCTACAGATATGAGAATAGGTAAATTAGCATATGATGATAATAGTATAACATATAACGGAGAAGTTTTTCCTAGAGAAACTATTGATGGTAAAGATATGATATTAGTATACGGAGAATGGAGAGAAGCTGGTAGTCATAATTTTCCTTGGGAAAAAGAAGCAAATAACGGTGGTAATGGAAATATTTAAAGATAATAATAACTGGAACGAAAAATCTATTATAGGTTTCATTGCATTTACAATAATGTGTGTGATTATGATAGTAGATCTTATCACAGGTTATGTTGGTAAAGATCTAATAATTAATGAATTTGTATATGATTCGTTTGTATTTGTAGTACTTGGGTGCTTTGGTATAAGTGGTATAGAAAAATTCGCAAAAAAATAAATTATGTTAGGAGGATTGTTTTCTGGTGGAGCCGCGGACCTTGTTAAAGGTGTAGGTGGAGTTATAGATAATCTTCATACAAGCAAAGAAGAAAAGCTTGAAGCAGAAAGAAAAATAAAAGAATTAATTGCTAACTATGAAGTGGAGATGGAGAAGAACATCACTAGCAGATGGGAGGCAGATTTAAAATCAGATTCATGGCTTAGTAAAAATGTTAGGCCAATGACTTTAATATTTTTAATAGTATGCACCATGCTATTAATATTTATAGACGCAGGTGCATTAAAGTTTGAAGTAAAATCCAGTTGGGTTGATTTGCTTCAATTAGTATTAATAACTGTGATCGGCGCTTATTTTGGTGGACGATCATTTGAAAAAGTAAAAAAATAAAAAAATGGCACAAAACTTAAACCAAATAGATATAGGTCAAAACGGTGGGGCTTACTTAGATGATACAGGTGCTTTTACACCTCCAACTGGAAAAGTAGTTACAGCAATTTATATTGTAAAAGCTGACACTAGTTTCACTTTGCTGACCCCAGCTAACGATGCTAATATATTTTACCCTGGAACATCAGTAACTGCTACTGCCGCAGGTAATGGTCTTAATGCTGAAGCAATAGCATCTGGTGATAACTTTCCGGCTGGTATGTGGATATATGGTAGATTTTCAGCTATTACTTTAGCTGACGGCGCTATATTTGCTTATTTTAGCGAAGAATAAAAATAAATTAACTTAAATTAAATAAAATTATGGCAACAACAAAAGTAAAAGGTACGAGTAAAAAAATAAAAGAACTTAAAGGTATTAAACCTGAAAAAGTAACTGATGAGCAGTTGAAAAAAGTTCAAGAACTTATTAACGAGATTAATAGATCTCAAATGGAGTTAGGACAGATGGAAACTAGAAAACATGCTATGTTACATCATGTGTCTGCATTGCAAGAAGGTGTAGGCGCAATAAAAGATGAATTTGAAAAAGAGTATGGTACTGCTGATATAGATATTCAATCTGGAACAATTAATTATCCAAAAGAAAATGGCGAAGTTAATAAGAAAGATTAGTGTAGGTAAAGACTACAAAAACGACGCTATGCACTATGCCGTTGGCCAAGAAGTTTATGGTGGACATACTATCTGTGATATATTAGAAGAAGATGATAAATATTCTATTTATATTAGAAAAAACAAAGATGTTCTACCTTGGAAAGACTTTAATAAAAACATGGCTGTATCTGTTGAGTATAACTTAGAGTACTAATGAAAAGTGTTTACAACTTTGTTGTAAAGCCAAAAGGAAAAAGATATAACAATATAAAGAAGGTTGGAGACTCAGAATTAATACTTAATACTGAGATCTTCAATCATCAATATGTAAATAGAGAAGCAATTGTTGTGTCAATACCTATGATTGGTGATACAGATATAAAGCCTGGTGATACAGTTATATTACATCACAACGTTTTTCGTAGATGGCATGATGTAAAAGGTATAGAAAAAAATAGTAGAAGTTTTTTTAACGAGTCTACTTATTTTATAAACTACGATCAAATCTTTTTATATAAAAGAAATGAAAAGTGGAAAGCTCCAAAAGGTTATTGTTTTGTAAAACCTTTGAAAGCTATAGATCAATTTAATATTGAATCTGAAAAACCATTACAAGGTATTGTTAAATATTCAGATAGTACAGTAAAGGTTAATGACTTAGTTGGTTTTACACCGAACAGTGAATATGAGTTTGTTATTGACGGTGAAAGATTATATAGAGTTTTATCTAAATTTATTACAATTAAATATGAATATCAAGGAAACGAAGAAGAATATAATCCAAGCTGGGCAAAGAGCAGTTGATGAATTAATCAAGGTTGCTAAAGAACCGATTGTAGATTCAGATGACGATATATCAGCTGATAGACTTAAAAATGCCGCAGCTACTAAAAAACTAGCTATATTTGATGCATTTGAAATACTTAACAGAATTCAAGAAGAAGAAAACTTGCTTGAGGGCAAAACACCTGAAGAGACAAAGAAAACGACTTTTAAAGGATTCGCAGAAGGTAGATCTAAGTAATGTACGAGCAAAGTTTAGTTAAAATAATAGAACCTGTAAAAAGAACTACAGTTAGTAGACTCAATAAAGGTAAAAAGTGGAAGTATGGTTATAACAAAGAGCACGATATAGTTGTTATATCTAAAACTGGGCAAATAGGTGAAATAATAGAAATACAAAATTTAGCTATAGCTTTACCTAAACCACCTAAAAATATATTTAAACACGATAAAAATAAGTGGGTTAAACTTGAACAACCTAAAGAATTATCTCGTCTTAAAAATATATTTGATTGGAGAGGTTATCCTGAAGAGCAAAAAGAACAATGGTACGATTATATAGATGAAGAGTTTAAACGTAGAGATGAAGGTTTTTGGTTTATAAATAATGATAAACCAACATATATAGTAGGAACACACTACATGTACTTACAATGGAGCAAAATTGATGTAGGTGCTCCAGACTTTAGAGAAGCAAATAGACTATTTTTTATATTTTGGGAAGCTTGTAAAGCAGATAAAAGATGTTACGGTATGTGTTATCTAAAGAACAGACGTTCAGGATTTTCGTTCATGTCATCTGCAGAAACAGTTAATTTAGCAACTCTTGCGAGTGATAGTAGATTTGGTATATTATCTAAAACAGGTGCTGACGCTAAAAAAATGTTTACAGATAAAGTTGTACCAATTAGTATTAATTATCCTTTTTTCTTTAAACCTATTCAAGACGGTATGGATCGTCCTAAATCTGAATTAGCATATAGAGTTCCAGCTAGTAAGTTTACGAGAAAAAAAATTACTAATAACGAACAATTAGAAGATATACAGGGTTTAGATACTACTATTGACTGGAAAAATACAGGTGATAATAGTTATGATGGTGAAAAATTAAACCTGTTAGTACATGATGAAAGTGGTAAATGGGAAAGACCTGATAACATATTAAACAACTGGCGAGTTACAAAAACGTGTTTGAGATTAGGTAGTAGAATAGTTGGTAAATGTATGATGGGGTCAACTTCCAACGCCCTTGATAAAGGTGGAGATAACTTTAAGAAATTATACAATGCATCAGATGTCACTAAAAGAAATAGAAATGGTCAGACAAAATCTGGTTTATACTCTTTGTTTATCCCAATGGAATGGAACTACGAAGGATTTATTGACGAGTACGGAGTTCCAGTATTCACTACTCCTAGCAGCGATGTGTTCGCCCCAGATGGCGAATTAATAGACATTGGTGTAGTTGATCATTGGCAAAATGAAGCTGAGGGATTAAAAGGTGATCAAGATGCTTTAAATGAATTTTACCGTCAGTTTCCAAGAACTACAGAACATGCATTTAGAGATGAAACAAAAAACAGTATATTCAATCTCATCAAGATATACGAGCAAATAGATTACAATGAAGAAATGCATAGGACTCTTGGAATTACAACAGGTAATTTCCAATGGGTAAACGGCATAAAAGATACACAAGTAATATTTTATCCAGATCCAAAAGGTAGGTTTAAAGTTAGTTGGGTTCCACCTCAGCAATTACAGAATAGAGTAGTGTTAAAAAATGGTATAAAATATCCTGGTAATGAACACATGGGAGCATTTGGTTGTGACTCTTATGATATATCAGGTTTAGTATGGAGGACGCTCCTGCGAATAGCTTTTTTTTAGAATACTTATCAAGACCACCTACGGCAGAAATATTCTTTGAAGATGTGTTAATGGCACTAGTTTTTTACGGTATGCCGATATTAGCAGAGAACAACAAACCTAGACTTTTGTACTATTTAAGACGTAGAGGTTATAGAGGTTTTAGTATGAACAGGCCTGATAAAGTTTGGAACAAATTATCTGTAGCAGAAAAAGAAGTTGGTGGAATACCTAACTCCTCAGAAGATATAAAACAAGCTCACGCAGCTGCAATAGAAATGTATATACAAAATCACGTTGGTATAAAACAAGATGGTACTATTGGTGATTTATACTTTAATGATTTGTTAAATGATTGGAGTAGATTTGATATAAACAAAAGAACAAAGTATGATGCAACAATAAGTAGTGGTTTAGCTATAATGGCTAACAATAGACATTTGTACGCACCAAACGCTAAGGTTGAAAAACCAAAAATAAATATAAATATATCCAAGTATAGTAATACTGGAGCAAATTCACGAATAATAAAGTAATATGGCATATTCTAATAAAAGTTATTTTCCAAGTCAAACAGTAAGTGACGCTGAAAAGCTAAGTTATGACTATGGTATGAAAGTAGCTAAAGCTATAGAAGCAGAGTGGTTTAATGAAGATAGAAGTATTAATCGATATATATCTAACCATAAAGATTTTCATAATTTAAGATTGTATGCTAGAGGCGAACAATCGATACAAAAATATAAGGATGAGTTATCTATAAACGGTGATTTGTCCTATTTAAATTTAGATTGGAAGCCTGTTCCTATTATATCTAAATTTGTTGATATAGTTGTCAATGGTATTGCTGAACGTACTTATGATGTAAAAGCATTTTCACAATCACCTAACGGTATTGAGAAAAGAACAAGGTATATGGAAAGTATACAGAGAGATATGGCGATGGAAGAGTTTGATAGAGAAATAGATCAAAAGTATGGTATAGATATGAGGGAATCTGGTATACCAGATCTTCCAGGTTCAGAAGAAGAACTGCGAGTACACATGCAGTTAACTTATAAACAGTCTGTAGAGTTAGCCCAAGAACAAGCTTTAAACGTTTTGTTTGAAGGGAATAACTATGAATTAATTAAAAAAAGATTTTATTATGATTTGACAGTATTAGGTATAGGTGCTGTTAAAACTTCTTTTAATACTTCAGAAGGTGTTACTATAGATTATGTTGATCCTGCAGATTTAGTTTATTCATATACTGATTCACCTTATTTTGACGATATATATTACGTTGGTGAAGTTAAAGATATACCAGTTAACGAGCTTGCAAAACAGTTTCCTCATTTGTCAGAAAGTGATCTTGAAGATATAATGAAAAACAAAAATTATAATAGAAATAATACTAACACAAGATATTCTAATAAAAAAGAAGATAATAATACTATTCAAGTTTTATATTTTAATTATAAAACATATATGAATGAGGTTTATAAAATAAAAGAAACTGGTACTGGTGCAGAAAAAATAATACTTAGAGATGATTCTTTTGATCCACCTGAAAATAAAGAAGGTGGTTATTCAAGATTGTTAAGATCTATAGAAACTCTATATGAAGGTGCTTTAATATTAGGTACTGACAAATTGCTTAAGTGGGAAATGTCACAAAATATGATGCGACCTAAAAGTGATTATACTAAAGTTAAAATGAACTACGCTATAGTTGCGCCACGCATGTACGATGGTAAAATAGATTCATTAGTAAAACGTATAACTGGTTTTGCTGACATGATACAACTTACACATTTAAAATTACAACAAGTATTATCTCGTATGGTCCCAGATGGTGTGTATCTTGATGCTGATGGTTTAGCAGAGGTTGATTTAGGTAACGGTACAAACTATAATCCACAAGAAGCCTTGAATATGTTTTTCCAAACAGGTAGTGTTATAGGAAGATCATTTACTCAAGATGGTGATATGAACCCTGGTAAAGTACCTATTCAAGAAATAACTTCTGGTAGTGGTGGTAATAAAATGCAGGCTCTTGTAGGTAATTACAATTACTACATGCAAATGATAAGGGATGTAACCGGTCTTAACGAAGCAAGAGATGGTAGCACTCCAGATACTAATGCTTTGGTTGGTGTGCAAAAACTTGCTGCAGCAAATTCTAATACAGCAACAAGACATATATTACAAGGTGGATTATACTTAACAGCTGAAACAGCTGAATGTTTATCTCTTAGAGTTTCTGATATATTAGAGTATTCTCCAACAGCAGATGCTTTTATACAAGCTATAGGGGCTCACAACGTTGCTACATTAGAAGAAATGTCTGAACTACACTTGTATGACTTTGGTATATTTATAGAATTACAACCTGATGAAGAAGAAAAAGCAAGATTAGAAAACAATATTCAAATGGCGTTACAGCAAAAAACCATAGAACTTGAAGACGCTATTGACCTTAGAGAAATTAAAAATATTAAACTTGCTAATCAACTTTTAAAAATAAGAAGGCAAAAGAAACAAGAAATGGATAGGAGAATGCAAATGGAAAATATACAAGCGCAAACCCAATCTAACTCTCAAGCTGCTCAACAAGCAGCGCAAATAGAACTTCAAAAAAACCAAGCTTTAACACAATCAAAAGCTCAATTAGCCCAACTACAAGCACAAATAGATGAGCGTAAAATGGCTCAAGAAGTGACTAGTAAGCAACAACTAATGCAAATGGAGTTTGATATGAATATGAGATTGAAGCAAATGGAAGTTCAAATTATGATGGCTCAAGAAAATGAAAAAGAAAATAGAAAAGATGCTAGAACTAGAATTCAAGCAGATCAACAGTCTGAACTTATAGATAAAAGAAATACTCAACAAAGCCAGATGATTGATCAAAGAAAAACTGGCAAACCACCTAAAAACTTTGAATCTGCAGGTAATGATACTTTAAGCGGTGGATTTGATTTAGGTTCGTTTGATCCTAGATAAATTTATTAATTATTATTATATTATATTATGGAAGAAAAAAATGAAAAAGTAGTTGAAGAGACTACACAAGAAAACGTTACAAAAGTTGAAATTAAAAATAAACAACAAGATGATGACGTTATAAAAGTAAACTTAGACAAACCTCCAACACCAAAAGAAGAAAAAAATGAAACTAAAGAAGATAACGCTAACGACAGTGGAGTGGCTGCAGAGTCTGAAAATGCCGAGCCCGCACAAGAACAAAAAGAAGTACAACCGGAAGCAGAAGCACAAGAAACTCCAATATTAGAAGAAATCACTGAAGATTCAACAGAGGAAGAAGTTGCTGAAGTAGAACAAAAAGTTGAAGAAGCTGTAGCGGAATCAGAGGCCACTGGCAAACCTCTACCAGAAAATATTCAAAAGTTAGTTGACTTTATAGAAGAAACTGGTGGTGACATAAATGATTATGTTAGGTTAAATCAAGATTATAGCAAGCTAGATGATAAAAATCTACTATATGAATACTATAAGCAAACAAAGCCTCATTTAAATAATGAAGAAATTAATTTCCTTATGGAAGATTCGTTCTCTTATGATGAAGAAGAAGATGACGAAAGAGATATACGAAGAAAAAAATTAGCGTTAAAAGAGCAAGTTGCCAGCGCTAAAGCCCACTTGGACGGGCAAAAGTCCAAATACTATGAAGAAATCAAGGCTGGTTCAAAGCTAACGCCTGAACAACAGAAAGCTGTAGATTTTTTTAATAGATATAACAAAGAATCAGAAGTTACTAACAAAGCAACGGAACAGAATAGAAAAGTTTTTGAACAAAAAACTAATAATCTTTTTAACGACAAGTTCAAAGGTTTTGAATATAACGTCGGTAACAAGAAATATAGATTTAACGTGAACAATGCTGAAGAGATTAAAAACAACCAAAGTAATATAAGTAATTTTACTAAAAAGTTTTTAGATAAAAATTCTACTTTAACAGATGCAAAAGGTTATCACAAAAGTCTTTTTACAGCTATGAACGCAGATGCTGTTGCAAAACACTTTTATGAACAAGGAAAAGCTGATGCTATGAAAGATAGTGTTGCTAAATCTAAAAATGTTAATATGAATCCAAGACAAAGTCATGGTACAATAGAAGCTGGTGGATTAAAAGTAAAAGTTTTAGGTGATACATCTTCTGATTATAAATTTAAAATTAAAAACAATAAATAACAATTTAAAATTACAAAATTATGGCAATTACAAATCCTGGTGGTCTGTTAAATAGTGTGCCTGCTCCACAAAAGCAAACACTTGAAACAAATTACTTAGATCTTTCAACCAGTGCTGGTTGGGGACAACAATACGTGCCAGACTTGATGGAAAAAGAAGCTGAGGTTTTTGGACCTCGTACAATTTCTGGTTTCCTTGCTCAAGTCGGTGCAGAAGAAGCGATGACTGCTGATCAAGTTATTTGGTCAGAGCAAGGTAGATTACATTTATCTTACAAGGGTCACATTCATTCTAATTCAACAAATGGAGGTCAAATAGATATTTTACAAGATATTGACGGAAACTCAATTACTGCTGCTAACCTAGGTATTAGAGTTAACGATACTGTTATCGTGGCTAACTCTGAAGGTGTAGTTAAGTGTTTGGTTTCTGCAGTAGCTGCTTCTGGTAGAATAGATGTTAAACCTTATTTAGTAGCTGACTTAAATACAGCTGGTATTACTTCTGAGCAATCAAGTACTGAAACTACTACAACTGTATTAGTTTACGGTTCAGAATTTGTTAAAGGTGTAGGTTATAACCAAAAAGGTGCTGCTTCTACAGGAGAATCAAGAAACGCTAACGAGCCACAGTTTAAATCTTTTTCTAATAAACCAATTATTATGAAAGATTACTACGAGGTATCAGGTTCTGATGCTTCTAGAATTGGTTGGGTTGAAGTTTCTACTGAAGCTGGACAAGCAGGTTACTTATGGTATTTAAAAGCTGAAGCTGATACAAGAGCTCGTTTTACTGATTACATTGAAATGGCTATGCTTGAAGCTGAAAAAGGTGATGATTCTGACGTAGCTGAAACTAAGGTTGATGATTTCCTTTACGGTGCTGACGGTGATGAAACTGTTGGTACTGAAGGTTTATTCGCTGCTATTACTTCTAGAGGTAACGTTACTTCTGGTGTTACTGGTGTTAACGCTGCTACTGACTTAGCTGAGTTCGATGCAATTTTAGCTGAGTTTGACAAGCAAGGTGCTATTGAAGAGTACATGATGTTTGTTAACAGATCAACTAGTTTAGCTATTGATGACATGTTAGCTTCAATGAACTCTTACGGAGCAGGTGGTACTTCTTACGGGGTATTTGACAACTCTGAAGACATGGCATTAAACCTAGGTTTCTCTGGTTTCCGTAGAGGTTCTTATGACTTTTACAAGTCTGACTTTAGATACTTAAATGATTTAGCAACAAGAGGTGGTATTAACGCTGTTGCTGGAGCTGAAGCTATTAGAGGTGTTATGATACCTGCTGGTACTTCTTCAGTTTATGATCAAACAGTTGGATCAAGTATAAAAAGACCTTTCTTACATGTTAGATATAGAGCTTCACAAACTGATGACCGAAGAATGAAAACTTTTGTTACTGGTTCTGTTGGTGCTGCTACATCTGCATTAGATGCAATGCAACTACATTTCTTAACTGAAAGATGTTTAATCACTCAAGGTGCGAACAACTTTATGTTAATGAAGTAAACTATTTTTAAAAGACCGGGGCTTCGGCCTCGGCCTTTTATTTTATTAATTTTATTATATATTATA